CTACAGTTACAGTGAACAGTGTTTGATTGACCACTGAAGCAGCTGCAGCACCAGTCAGTGTCGTTGAACCATTGGTCACGAAGATTTTGATCTGGTCATTGATGCCAATGGCACCATTAACCGTCACTTCGAAGACAATGTTGACAGGACCAGTGCCCCCAGAAATGGGGTAACCATAGGCGGTGTTTCCAGCTTGATCTGTAAACATAAACGGATCGTTTATATAGTCAGTTGTGGACCACACCATAGGCATTTTCAAATTGTAAGTCACATTGGGCTGTAAGATCATTTGACCATCCTGCGTTGCTGGACACAGCTGTCCGGGACCTAACGCAGTGAGACCAAACCTATCAGTTTGGTCATCAAGAATCCAGTTGGGAGCTAGCATTCCGGGTGTAGGATTTACACCATAGATCCAAAATGCATGCACTAGTGATGGTCGCCATACACAATAGTAAGAACCTGGCGGTTCTACAGTTGAGTTCGCAGGGAAATAAGGGATTTCCTCCTGAATTTGAAGTCTCAATAGAGCAGTCTTCAATGCGAAGGCGTCAGGATATTTACACATGAAACGTTCAGGGTCGAGCAAACACCTGAGGTACGAGTTCTCTTTTTTAGGCATTACAGAGAAATGCTCGTTAACAAACCGGCCCCCATTAGTCAATGGAGCAGGTTTTGGCTTGTAAAAGCCACCGGAACGGGCCCTAGTTACAACCACTGCCACCTTGGCTTGGTTGTTCTTTTTCTTGGCCTTCTTTTTCGGGTTTTGTTTCTTGTGGCCCGGATGGTGCGGGGTGTTGAGCGGAACGTGTATAGGCATCGTAAATGTGGTCACGAATTTTATCCAACTCAAGGAGCGAACCGCGTTCACGTAACTGCGCGAATTGCCACTCGTCGTCTTTGATCCAGTTTTCAAGATGGCGTATGTACGACTCTGCTAACCTCAACTTGTTAATCTTTTTCTTAACAATTGGGTGCTGCAGGACATAGTTTCTTTCGTCGTAGAGTGCGTCTTTGATCGCCGCCCATGGTATCATGTACATCGGTTCAGATGGAGTAAGAACTCTGATACCACGAGAGGATTGACGTTTACATCGGTTTTTAGAGAAGTTGGAGTTTAATATGAGCCTTGTTTGATAAATTTCATACTCTGAGGGATCATAATGAGCATCCGGATCATTGTCAATCTTGTCACGAGATTCACAAGCATTTGAATGTGCCGTCTCCAGTTCTTGCGGCGAACATCCATGTACGGAGAGTTTGAAATAAAACTTCTCTTCAGGGGTGAGTTCATAGGACTTGCATTTGTCGTGAGACTTAGAGCCAAAATCGCTAGGATGATTAGTTAAGTGATCCGCAATAGGATAAGGATCAGGCTTAAAACCACCACTATAGTCCTGAGGGTGGGTCATAGGAGGCATTGGGACGCCAACTATCTCCTCTGGCGTTGCATGCCTGAGGGGTCCACTGAAAGAGCCGTCGGGGTATTTAGTTAGTTGCATGTCTTTCGACAAATTACAACTAGTATCGTATTTATAACCACCTTGAGGAACGTAAGGATAGTTCATCACACAAACTATTTTATCCGATGCCCGTAGGCGTCCCCCCTCGGACGAAAGGGGATCTTATGCAGAGAAAGGAAACTCCCGGAGATCAACCGGGAGTTGTAGAGCTAGCCTGGGATTTGGTGACTCCCAGCCAAACCAAAAGACATACAAATCGTAGTCAGATGGTATATAAGAATTTTCAAGAACAACACTGGGTGGTAGGTTGGCTAACCATTTTTGCATCCAAGACCTTATTTGGTGTCTCTCAGGCTCGAAAGCCATAAGAGCCAATAAGCTAACATATTTTGACCATGTAGCATTAGGTTTGGGATTATCCAGTGCTCTTACCATTGCACACATTGCACGCTCAACGTTAAAAGTGTGGGCCCAGCCGTAGGGACATCTCTTAAAGATTCCACCGATAAATTTCAACCCCTCAAGGGAAGTTTGAACTTTACATTCAGCAGTCTTAAAGATCATACCCCACCTGGTATACATTGCAGTGAGCCAATTGACTAGTGATCCGTGTGAACGGAACACACTATCATAAAAGGCTTTACTAGTACCACCAAGAGAATCGTCTCCGTAGAGACCAAGCCCTAGGTGGACCTTAATGTTATTCCAAGTTGGTTCTAAATTCATTTCCAACATTACGAAACGAGCTTCGTATAAATAAATAAAGATATGGGCTATAGTGTTGTCATAGGACGTAGAGTCCTGACCAGATTTATTACCATGGTCTACAAATACACATTGTCCAGTTGGGAGAAAAATCATCGACTTGATTTTGTTTTTGTATTGGTATACTAGTCGTTCCCAATTATCGAGAGTACGATATTCAGGTTTATAACAGCACCATCTAAGGTACATGCATACCATCAGGAGGAATCTACACATCCGAGCGTCCCACTTCTTAAGGTCACCCTCAAAGAAGTATTTCCACTCAGCAGAGAATTCTTCACCTAATGTTGCGAAGCCGCCATGAGTCCGGTCGAAACCAATTTTTGACCAATGGTTTTTCAACGCACCCATCTTAACATTAAAGTTTTGGGTCATGCGTTGTCCACTGAATCGGTGCGGAGCGTCAGGAAAGAGAAAAGTACGGCAATCTCTATCCTCTAGTTTTTTGTTGGAGAGCATCTCTATTTTACCAGATGCCTTCCAATACATGGGGAAGTTGTGCTTGTGAGCATAGAACCAACAATCGGAGAACTCCTTTGGATAATTTTTGATAAGTTCACCGGTCTTAGTACCTCCATACTCATAATTAGGTCCACAAGCTGATTTGTGATTGATCTTTACATCATGGGGAAGTAACACATCACAGCTATCTAGCAAAGGGCTAAACACTTCAAGTAGGAGCGCAAAAGTCGCGCCTGCATCGTCAGGAGATGCATCAACAGAAAGAACTTCGTCGAAACGTAAAGTTGCTTTATTGACCATATCGTTGTCAGGGAACATCCATTTGTACTTGTCATACATTTGGGAGGGATAGGAATTCATAAATCCAAGATCGAGCTTTTCACGCTTGGAAGTGTTCCCCTGACTTGCTACTTTATCTCGGTACCCTACACACAAAAGTGAGCGAAATGTGTGGTTGGGCATGACAACGTGCGGGAGCGTAGGAGCCCCCCGCACGTAATCCGGTTGATCTAAGAGCGAGATGGGGACCTTTCTGCGAACAACAGAAAGTCCCTTGCCCACACTTGATCGTCCGTGAGCTTCCCACCAGTCGGCTTGCGTCCAGCCTTGAGATCTTTCTGCCAAATAGCCAGAATCTCTTTCTCCTCGCGTGGTAAACGGGAGTACGCATCTTGCGCCGCCTTTGACCATGAGCTTAAAATATTCCAAGGAATCCACACACGGCCAAACTCCGTGGCTTTGGGGCACATTGAATTCATCGGCACCATTGCAGGTGGATTGATCTGTTCGATCAGACAATGCGGGCAGCGTCGCTTCTCCGTCCCCCTCGATGGGGCGCCAGCAGTGGGAAAAGCCTCACTTGCGACGGCAGCGACAACAGCTGGTTTAACATCCCCTTGAATTTTTGTTTTCGAGGGTTGGCCCTTAACAGCTTTGGGCTTGAGAACTGGCATTGGAGCCTCCTTCTCCTTCCCCTTAGTTTCCTTAGGGGAGGAAGGAGTTTTCACCTCTTGAAAGGTGAATGCCTGAGTCTGAATATGCTCTTCAACACCTGCATGCTTACCTTCAAACACAGCTTCTACAACTGTGTCAGTGGCAGCAAACAGGAGATTTGAGACAGCATTATCTAATTGTGCATCTGAG